CACTTCTGGCGATTGAGGCATCACTTTCTGGTAGTACCTTATCCCCTGCTCTGAGCCATAGTTTAAGGTTGGATGCTGAGTATTTTGTTAGGTCTACAGGCTTAGAGCCAATCTTTGCGACATCTGAAGCACTTAAAGCAGTATCCCAGACTGCTACTTCGTCAATGTAACCTTCATAAATTAAACTTGTACCTGTTGAATATCTGCCAATCTGATTTAATGACCAAGTTTGGTCATAAGCACCTGCACTTGTTTTATCTACTGTATCTGTTAGTGTTCCATTAACATAGCATTTAAAAATTTTTGCATCTCTTGTAATTGCAAAATGAAACCATTCACTATGAGGAGGGTTTGAATTAGGAAAAGTAAAATCAGTTAATCCTAGAAAATCAATAGCTAAATCACCTCCAGAACTTATATATATATAATTTGCATTAGATGAGTCACCTAAAAAGACTTTACTATTGGCATTAGTTCTGTTCATCCATCCAGATAATGTAAAATTACCTGTCAATGAAATCGTATTAAATTCTAAATAATCATTAGAACCATCGAAATTGAAGGAATACTTGTTGGGAAAGCCGAGTAATGCCCCACCTTTTGTAAGGATGTTGCCTAATCCTAGCATAGACTTACCCTAAGTATGCTATAACTGAACCACTTGCTAATGTAAAAGCAGTCCATCTACCAAAAATAACTACTCCAGCAGGGAATGAGTTGGAGGAGTCTATTGCATCTCCGTTACCACCTGCTGTGCCTACATACGATGCACTTTCAGGGGTTAATGTTGTAAATGTTGAGTCAGCAATGAATTGAATGGCAACTATTTTCTTGCCTGAGATAGCAGTTGTGCCATCTTCGAATAAACAACCAGCTTGTCCTAGTCCTATGTTATTTGATTCATTTACTGAGTATTTGCGTAAGTCTGCCATATTTTTTCTCCTGAGTTATGATACCTTACCGAGCTTGGCTGTCTCATGGGTATCTTGGTTGCTTGAGGGGAGAATAAACTCCCCCCAAGATTTTAATTACTGTTAAGTAATTTATTCGTAATCAACTAATCCAAAGATTCGTCTTTCACCATCACTATCTGCATTTCTAACAGCACCACCATATACAGACTCGCAAGTTACGAGTGTAGATAGATAAGAGTGTCTGTAAGAAGCCTGCATCTTAGCTTCCTTAGAGAAAGCAAAGTATAGAGCAGATTCATGAATTGCGTATCCGTAAACGATATCATTATCGTCTGTGCCAGATGTTTCAAGGTCAGCAAGAGCTTTAATACCTTTAGTAGCATCAGCACTTACATCAGCTCCACCAGAAGCAGAACCCATGTAAGGAGACTGAGCAATCCAAACAGGCATACCAAGTATCGCACCAGCGTTACCAGTTCTTCCAAACTCAGCACCTAATGTTGCTTGAGTACCTTGAGAGTAACTAGTAAGTGAGTTTAAACTTGCATACATTTCTGGAGACAATACTAAATTCCAACCTTCTGTATCACCAGTTTCTCCAAGAATTAACCCCATTAAGGAAGTTAAGTTAGCCTGAGAAAGTACGTCACCAGTAGTTTGAACATGCATTGATGTATTAGCATCTCCACCGATTGCACCAGTAGCACTAGCAAGTAAACCTTGTAGATTTTCAGCTACTTTAAAATGTAGGAAGTTATCAAAACCTCTAGCACAAGAATATGCTAACTGCTTTGCATAAATTTCCATCAAGTCGTAATTAGACTGGACTTTAACAATGTCTGGAATGTAAGCAGAACCTACATTATATTCAGAAACAGTTAAAGATGTCTCATCACTTGTCATGCTACCATCACTTGTTACATCAGCAGATATCTCACCACCTTGTGTAAAAGCACTAAGTGCTGGAACACCAATGTGTGGTAGATGAATCTTATCGCCTTGATTTGCAATTTCTGGTGACAAATCAATTCCGACATTCTTCATCATTATTTTTTGTTGGAAAGCCTCTAATATAGCTTGCCCCCAAACTTCAGGGATAAACTGGTCAGCAATATTTGGTGTTACTGCTCCAGTACCTCCTGAGTGAACATTTACGTCAAATGGGTCTGTAAAAGCCATTTTGTTTACTCCTTAAGTTATCTTTTAAAATTATTGAGAATAGAACTCCAGTTATCTCTACGCTCTTCTTTAGATATACTTTTAAAATCAACATCTTTTCTAGAAACAGTTCCAACATTATTTTGTGGATTGTTTTTAGCAGATGATAACTCTTCAACTACATCTAAAAGAGAATCTGTAGGTAAACTAGAGAATTTCTCTCTTTTATCTTCAGGCAGTCTTGACAAAGCATCATTCCTTAATCTAGTATCTTGAGACTCGAATTGAGTTTTAATTACTTTCAACTCTTCGTTCTCTTTTGACAATACTGAATTGAGTTCAGATAATTTACCTTGTTCTTCAAGTTCTGCCCTTTGCTTTTCCTCTACTATCGTTTTCATCTCATTTAACTTTGTTTCAAGTTCTTTCTTTTGTGAGATTACTTCATTTAGTCTTGAGCGTGGAATAGCATCTTGTACATTGTTTTCGACTTTAGTGTCGACTTCCTGTTTTACATCTGGCTCGATGGTCTTTTCTTCTGACATTTTTACCTCTTGAGTGAGTTNGTTAATTTATGCAAAATTCCCTTGCATAATATGTATATCATAAACTAACTTAAAACACTATTCTAATGCAAGAAAAAAATTATGAATTTAAGAGAAAGTGGTTCAAGTACCTTAATTACGAACCGCATCAAGGGCAACTAGCCCTACACTACCCTGAAAAAAAGGATGCCAGATTCCATGTAATTGTATGTGGCAGAAGATTTGGTAAGACTTGGGCTAGTGCTATGGAAGCTACCTACGTAGCATCCCAACCAAATAAACGTATTTGGGTTGTGGGGATGTCTTATAGGAAAGCTAGACTTATATTTAGAGAAATATGGCAGAGGATGGTTATTGGTCATGGAGAAGATATAGACAAAGCATCTGAAAAAGATATGTACATTCGTTTTAAGTGGGGAACTACTGTAGAAGGAATGTCAGCGGATAATGCGGATTCATTAGTAGGGGAGGGACTTGACCTACTCGTAATTGATGAGGTAGCCAAGATGAATAAGAAGATTTGGGATATGTATTTATCTCCTACTGTAGCTGGTAGAAAAGGTAAGGTTATTTTTATTACTACACCTGAAGGCAGAAATTGGATATATGATTTGTATAAATTAGGCAAACAAGATGATGAGTGGAATAGTTATACTTCTCCATCTTGGAAAAATCAACATGAATTTCCACTAGGACTTGAGGACTCTGCTATAATAGAACGTAAACGAAATATGTCTAAGGAATTGTTTGGGCAGGAGTTTGGTGCAGAGTTTTCTGTATTTGAAGGGAAGGTTTGGGATTTCCATAGAGATAAAGATGTGGGAGACTTCCCATATGACCCTAATTTGCCTACATTTTGTACAATTGACTTCGGGTATAGACAACCAGCAGTTCTCTTCATACAGACCCAATATGATGGCGAATTTGAGCATATAAGAGTGTTTGACTGCATATTACATAAGAACAACATTAAAACAGAAGACTTAATCAAAATGATTAAGGTTAAAGGGTATCCAATTATGTCTTATTATGGTGACCCTGCAGGTGCGAATGTTCAGGGGCAGAGTGGTGCTGGAGATATGGAGATATTTAGGAGAAGTGGTATCGTAGTAATGTCTACAAAAGATAGAATGAGTAGAAACATTGTTAATAGTGTCTCTCATACTAGGGGATTCTTTGAGAGTGCTGATGGTGTAAGAAGAGTCCATGTTGATAAGAATTGTAAAGAGGTCATTGAAGATTTTGAAGAATATAGATACCCAGAATCAGAAGATGGCAAACCAATTAAAGAAGAGCCAATCAAAGATGGTTACCATGACCATGGAAATGATGCTTTTAGATATTTTATAATTAATAGATTTCCAATGAAAAACAGAGAAATGAAAAGGATACAAAGATGATAGATAAAGTAATTAAAGATAGACTTAGTGAAGCTAAGTTNTTAAAATCACAGTATAGAAGAAAAGAAATTAGGAAATATCTTGATTACTACTCTGGNACTTCTACTGAAGAATACATTAGACCNTACTTTCAGGGAGATGCTTTTAGTGAAATACCACCAGCTCTTCAAAACTTTACAAGAAAATTTATTAATAAGGTAAGTGGCATATATACTTTAGGTGCTAAAAGAAATGTTGGTAATGAAAAATATTTTGAACTAACACCAACAAAAGATGTTAGAATGAAGCACTCTGAGAGAATGACTAGATTATTAGGTACTATTGCCAATAGAGTATATTGGAATGATGGTAAGTTTGATTATAGACCTATTTATTACTTTGAAGCCTATTTTGATGATAATCCTTTTAAACCAACAGCAATTATATACCCACTACTTAATAAAACAGCAGATTTATCAGATAACGAAGGTTTGCAATGGGAATACTGGGATTCTGAGAAATATATTATTATGAATGAAGATGGTGATATACAGAATGAAAAAGATAATCCATATGGCATAATTCCCTTTGCTTTTACTCATAGAGAAGACCAGATAGATTCTTTCTTTGTAGAAGGTGCTAATGATATTATTAATTGCAACGAACAAGTCAATATCAGTATGACAGAAATGAATCTTGGGCTAAGATTTAATATGTTTGGTCAACCTTGGGTTAATGGATTGAATGCTGACCAAAATATGGTTCGTGCTGGTTCTAATACTATTCTTGATATGGGAGATGATGGTGTTTACAATATCACTAGTCCTAATGGTAATATTATGGAAGCTATTCAAAATATTAAATTTCAAATAGAACTTGTGGCATCTAACAATCATCTATGGATACAATGGGCTGAATCAGGTGGTGAAGTTCCTAGTGGTATCTCTCTTATGGTAAAAGATATGGAGAGAAAAGAGGATTATTATGATGATGTTTCTCTTTGGAGACTATATGAGAAGGAATTATATGATATTGAAAGAACTATTGCTGGATATAATGGTATTTCTTTACCTGAAGAGTTTGGCATTGATTTTTATGAAGTTGAGTACCCTAAGACAGTACAAGACCAAATTCTTAAAGATGAGTTCGACCTGAATCAAAATCTAATTACTCAAGCTAAGATAATGGTAAGAGAGAATAAAGATTTAAGTTTATCACAAGCTCAAGCTATTATTGAAGAAAACAAATCATTTAATGAACAAATTGTAGAACAGGAAGTAAATGAAGTTACGGATAGAAGTTAATTACAGTTTTGGTAAACTAGGCAGAGCAATGCCTAAAATTATAAAGGAGTATTTAAATGAATACGCTCAAGGAACAGAGACAGGCTCTAAACAAAACATTGATAAAGGCTTACCTGCGATTAAAAGCTCTACGAAAAAATGGAGAAGAATCAAAGGATACCCAGAAGACCCACCCCTAAAAGCTAGTGGCAAATTGTATAATAGTATAAAAGCTAATAAAAATACTCTGGACATTATACAATATGGTGTCTGGCATAATAATGGAGAAGTACCTACAACACAAGCTAGACCATTTATCTCTACTGATGATAGAACTCGCAATAAAATCAACGCAGATTTTAGAAGAAAAACAAAACAAGCAGTATCTGTTAAAAGAAAATTTGTATTACAAACATAATTGTTACTAGTTTATGTCAATAAATATAAGGAAAGTTGACATGGAACAGGTAGAAGACATTCTAAGTTATCTCAACTCACTAGAATCATTGATAAGAGACTTAGAAAGACGAGTAACAGATTTGTCAGAGATAGAATTAGCAAACAACCAGTTATTAGCATCACTTGTACAGGCTTCTAACAATATGATAGAGCAAGCAAAAGATTTTAAGATGCCAACTAACGATGAAATTATGGAAGAATTTGTAAAAGCATCTGCGGAACTAGAAAACTGGGAGAAAAACTAGTGCGAGGGTATAATATAGCAATGTGGTATTGTAAATCATGCTCTTGGTCTTGGAAAACACTAAGTTCTATCCTAGAAGACGAAGACCAATGCCCAGAATGCAATTCTCATCAAACCCAAAGAGTAGTTAAACGAAAAGACTTGGCATAAACTCTTATTTTTAGTAAATTTAGGTATGTTGTTGCTCAATGTGAGGACAACTAAATTAACTAGCATATAGGAGTTATTATGAAAATAGCAAAAGTACCCCTTCATTTCAATCGAAATGAGTTTTTAACCCCCTTTGATAGAATGTTTGACAACCTTCTTAGTACTCAATTCCCAGAGTTTGAAAAAGATTTTGGGATATCGTTTGAGAAAGGTTCATTCCCCAAAGTAGATGTCGCAGATTATGATGATAGTATTGTAATCATTGCAGAAATCCCCTCGTTAAACAAAGATGCCCTAAATATAGATATAGAAGATGGCATTTTAAGTATTAGCGGAGACAAACACCAATTAGATGATGATAATGTTCGGTACATACGTAAAGAACTAAAGCATTCATCGTTTAGAAGGTCGTTTCAACTTGGCGATTTACTGGATACAGATAATATATCTGCAAACTTTGAGGATGGTGTTTTAAGAATTGAGATACCTAAGAAAGAACCTACTGTTCCTAAGAAACAAAAAGTAGATATAAAGTAAATAGTGGGGGGCTAAATGCCCCCTTCTTTTTCTTTTGCAATTACTAGCTTTTGCCATTCTTTTTTCTGAGATGGAGTTTTTCGACCTCTGGGCAAAATAGGAATACCTACAGCCATGGCTCGTTCTCTCCATTCTTTGGCAGTCTTTCTTTTATCGTTCTTTGATTGATGTTGAACTTTTATAGAATCTATAACTTGTTGTGGTTTGCGTGGCAGAACTTCTATCTGAGGTTCAATATCCACATATTCAGCCTCGTCAGGCTCTATCTCCACATCACTAGTGACTTCAGTATTAAGGAATTTTTCAAATGGGCTTTGGTGATTAGCTACTTCCACACGCTTAATTAGTTTCCCAGAGTGTTCCAATACCAGTCTCCCAGCTTGTACGTTCCCAGCTTCCGCCTCTCGTATCATACTATTCAATACAGAGGGCAACTTCGACCCAAATGATATCATATACTTCTGGTAGAACACCTCAACAAACTCTGGGTCTTTCAACCACTTGTGGATTGTCACAGCAGACACACCTGATTCCTCCGCAACATCCTTAATGCGTGCAGTAGGCTGATTGACCAATAACTCTATAGCTCTAACCTTAGATGGCTTCCAATGGGTAGGCAGATTAACACTCATACTATCTCCAAACTTTCTAGTTAATTTTACACACTTTACAGAGACTATCAAAGACTTTCTTTTCAAATTTTTTCTAGGACATTCATTTGACCATTTTATGAGTCAGGAGGTATAACAAACCGCTCATAACGCTCATACGCCCTAGGGGGCTGATAATGAGACTCAGTCTCAATAAGACTCGGTTGCTGGAACTTAAACATAATAAACCAGACTTGCAAGTAATTAAAAAATAAATAACTTTTTATGCTTGACTTAATAAGGGGAGNGNACGCATAAAAATAAAGTCCTTTTGTTAAATAATAAAGTGCCTAAATGAGATTGAGACTCAACAAGTGACCTTGTTAAATGATATACTCTTTAAAGGCTTGTAGTTATGCCTATATAGTAAGATAGTTAACTAATGCTATGTATGTATGGTTTGTATTGAGTTCGTTGGATACAGGCGGTTTCCCTTCGTGAAACAGAGATTAAATAAA